TGTTCTTGCAGTTTCTAGTGCAGTAGCAGTAGCTGCATTTCCAGAAGTATCTTGATTACCAGTTGCATTAACGCCAGGCAAGTTTATGTTTGCAGTACCATCAAATGATACCCCACCAATAGTTCTTGCATTTGCAAGTGCAGTTGCTGTATCTGCAACGATTGTGAGGTTGTTAATAAATGATGCGTTTACACGACTATCAATTGCAGAGTTTACTCTTGCAGTTGTATGGTAAAGATTAGAAGAACCCTCTAATAAATCATCCGTATCAAAACCAGTTAGATTTCTTGTACTGGTAGTTGCAGCCCAACCCATGTATCCATGTGCAGAACATTGATAGTGAAGAACCGAAGGTGTAGAATCAGAAATGATAATTTGAGTATATGCACCAGAACTTCCAGGCGTTCCGTTTGTTGTAACACCAGTTGTATATGCAGTTGCTTTAGCTGCATCAAGATAAAAACGAAGTGGGTGACCAGAATTAGACGAATCACTCTGGTCAAAACGATATGTATTTCTTGGAATTAGTTTTAGATAAGGTGCAAAGATACCATTTATTTTGTAACCTAAACTTGACCCATTTCCATTATATGGGTGTGAAGAATCTTTTGATGCAACAGTTACATAGAATATTTTTGTGGATGATTCAAAATTGGTTGCATAATGATTAGCGACAGTAACAATCTCGTTACTGTCGTCACGCATATACAGTTTGCGGTCATATGTATTAACCGCAAATTCACCCTCTGCCAAATCCGAAGTTGTTGGAATATTGGAATGAGTGTGTGACCTTTTAAGTTTTATATCCACAGCCATGAGGCAACCCCTACACGACTATTTAGAATGTGCCGCCGTCAATACTCGTAGCAAAAGAAAGGGTATCGGAACTTGCCGTATAGGCCAAGAACCCATCATTAGAACCACCACCATCAAGTGCAGACAAAGTATTAGCGGAGTTGGCAACAAGTACAGAACCTTTTGCAATTGAAGTTAAACCAGTACCACCAGAACCAACAGCAATTGCAGTACCATTCCAAGTACCTGTCGTGATTGTACCCAAAGTAGTGATTGAGGTTTGACCAACATATGCATTTGAAATGTCGATTGCATTTGCAGATACAGAAATTCTGTTTGATGTACCTACTGCATCAATCGTGTTACCAGTTTTTGTTAAACCGTTACCGGCCGCAATCTGTCCAGCACCAGAGAATTGTTCAAAGGTGATTGAAGTTGTACCAAGTGTGATTGCACCATTTGTTGATAGAACATAACCATTATCTGCATTTGCAGTACCTTCTTCAGTGAATGTAAATGCACCAGCAGTCAATTCGGAAGCCGCATCAGCATCTGGTGTTCTTGTAAGAACGAATGCAGAACCAGCACCACCAGTTGCAGTAACTTTATAGAAACCATTCTGTGCGGCAGTTGATTGGTCTTTAACAAGAACTCTATCGTTTGTTGACAAAGTAACACCGTCAATTGAAATCGCACCGTTTGAAGATGCAGTCAACGTACCAGCACCATTATTATATGATGCGGCAAGGTTTGCTGTGGTTGCAACTCTTACAGACGCCTTAACGTCAAGTCCGTTTGCAACGCTGTCAACATATGTTTTATTAACAAGTGAGTCTGAACCAAATCCTGCTCTTGCTTCATAACCAGAAGGAACTGTTACTGAACCTGTTCCATTTGGAGAAAGTACTAAGTCTCCGTTTGAATTTGTTGTTGAAATTGTGTTTGCATCAAGTGTCATGTTATCAACATCAAGAGATGTGATACCATTTAAGTCTGTGATTGTACCACCAAGTGATGTATCATCAGAACCGATTGTAATACCGTCATTAGCGAGTTTTGCATTTGCAATTGAACCAGCAAGCATCGCATTTGTAATACCACTAGCTTTAACTCTAAGAACATCAGAGTTTGTTTCAATAGATGAATCATCCACACCACCAGATTTAATAGTCACTGCACCAGATGATACTGAAAAGTCTCCACTATCAAAAGATGCAACACCTTTGTTAGATGTGGTTGCGTCTTCTGCTGCAATTGTGATTTCGTCATCTGAGACTGTTGTATCAATACCCTCACCACCAGAGAATGTTAATGTTCCACCAGTATTGAATGTATCGTTAGAACCACTGTCTGCGGCAAGTGAAAGTGTTTGTGTTACTGTACCAAAAGATAATGCACCAGAACCATTTGTTTTCAAGAATTGGTTTGCAGAACCATCTGCTGTTGGTAGTGTAAATGTTACGTTTGCAGCAAGAGCATTCGGTGATTTAAGTTGAACATGATGAGAACCATTGTTTGTTCCCTCTTTCAGTTGTAATGAACCACCAGTTGTTGCATTGTTACCAACATTGAGGTCATCAATTGCACTGTTTGAATCGACAATCAGTGCAGAACTTGCTGTTAATGTTCCAGCGGTGTGGTCAATAAGGTCATTGAACGCCTTACCACCAATAAGTCTTACTGAAGAACCATCACCAATATAAAGTTTGTTATCACCTTTGGTATACGCTAATTCACCATCGGCAAGTGAGCCTGGCGCTGAAGAACCAGTAGACCTTTTAATCTGTAATTGTACTGCCATTTTTCTCTCTTCCTATTTTAGAAATTTCCACCATTTAAAACGATGGTGCCGGTAGTTGTATCTAACTCTTGTCTCGCAGTCCACTTTTGTGTTGCTGCTCTATATTGCAACAATGCTCCATCATTAAGACCAAAAGATGTTACGTCAACGTCTTGTGCTTGACTTATTTGGTTCTGTGAAGAACCTGTTGCACCAGTAGGGCCTTGTGGGCCTGGAACTGTGACACGAACAACTTGTGGTTGGTTACCTTGTGATACTGAACCAACTATTGTACTTGACTGTGTTAATGTTGTTGTAATTGACATTCTTTACCTCGACACACTTGGGTTAACAGTTGCAATTCCTTCAACAACTCTCGTTTTTACACCACCACCAGATGTTATTAGAACATCATAATTGTAACGTCCTGCCTCAAGAGCAGTCGTTTGGGTGTCTGTCAGAGATATTGTGAGTTGACCAGTTGACCTTGGAGAAACAAATGCAGTTGTAAAACTTACAGATGTACTTGATGACGGCGATTTGCGTATTTGTGCAATCGCTGTATATGAGGTTAAGTCTAATGCAGAACCAGTTGAATCATTGATGGTCAGTGTGGTTGTAAAATCTGCACCTTGGTCAATAAATATGTTCGATATACTTGCCATTCACACAGTCTCCTTTGTACTATTTATAAGGAAAGTGCGTTAGAGGTTAACCTATTAAGTAACCCATGCCCCAAGTATAATCGTCACGACTATACACATCTTGGGCTGATGATTGTGCAACTCTAAAATAAAAATCAATCTTGTCACCAACTGCTAAAGTGTAAATATCACTTACCGTTACAGTTTGGTCACGACCAGCTTCCATTGCATTGATAATCGTATGCACATAATCTGTACCCCCACCAGCAAAAGTTCTTTGGATTCTTAATTCCCTATTGTCGTTATTTGAGTTGAAATAGACCTGTGCAGCGAAAAAGTAAGTACCAGCAATTGGAACAGTGAAATCATGTGTACTCGTACTCCAATGACCCCCAACATTTACAGATGCAGTATTAAATTCTAAGATTTTATTGACATTATTGCCACCGGCAGAAATCCAAGCGCCGCCAGTGCCATAAGAAACTCTAAATACTGGTTTTGCTGGAAAGGTTGTTCTACCACTACTATCAATACTGATTGCAGTGTTTGAATTTGCGTGGTCTTGAATTGTTCCAACTTTTAATGTACTCATATCTTTATCCTATATGCCTTGCGATACTAAAATTGCCTTCAGCTCCATTAGAATTACCTCTAACAGAAATAGTGCCTCCAGAATTTTGCAAAAGTTTAATATATATTGGTTCAGAACCATTTAAGTATTGCAAACTAGTTAGTACTATAGTTTCATATCTTTCATTTCTTAAAGATGCGGCTTGTATTAGAGTATCATTATTTTTATACAAATACATATCGGCAATATCAAAATCAGTACTAGTATTCCATCTAACAGAAGCATGAATATGGTAATACCCAGCGAGTGTTGGTGTAAATTTATGAGTGCTGCCATTCCACCAACTGTTTGGGTCAAACGAAACAGCATTAAACTCCATTTGGGTTACAGTGTCATTAGGGATATTAAAATTTGCATTATTAAAAACTCTAGCAACTGATGCCTTTGTTGTATCAACATACCCACTGCCATTAATGGTCATTGCAGTCGTAGATGCATCATATTTGATTGTGTTGATACCTTGGAGAGTTGTTGTGATTAAAGTACTCATTGGGCAACCTCTTGTACTATTAGTCTTACTGTAGAACTATGTCTTGCAACTATTGTATTATTGTCTGGTGTTAAAACAAGACTAGCATAATGTGTACCAGTTCCAGAACTAGTAAAAGTTCCAAAATCATGTGCATTAATTCCTCTTGTATCATCTGCACCAGTTCCCTCCATTCTTTCTTGAACATCAAAAATTAAAGTATTGGAATTGGGAGAAGAGTTTGTTCCAAGGCGACCATGCACAATAAGAGAACCACCACTTGTTGCTGTGCAGTTTGGAATAAATGCTGATACTATGAATTTACTACCACTAAATTTTGGATTGAAAGTTCCGTTGATTATTGTAGTACCACTACCAGCACTAATAGTTTGTTCACTAGCTGTAAATTGTAATGTCTGAACGATTGTACCAGCAGGCAACTTAACATTTGCAGCTGTGGTTTGTCCTTGAATTGTGTCTACTGATAACGTACTCATATGATTGCTAACCTTCCAGTGGATGTGATGGTAAGAGTTGTACCATTACCAATCGTCAATGGGCCTGTAACAGAGGCGTTGTTGTTAGCAGCAATTGTTACATTACCAGTAGTTGCGTTTGTGTTAACACGAAATAAATTTGTTCTACCATTTGAATTGCCGTTGACAGAACCATCGTTTGCGATATAGTATCCAGCACCCAATGAAATTCCAGAATCTAGTTTTGCAGCAGTAACCGCACCGTTTGTAATCTCGGCGGTTGTAATAGCATTATTTGCGAGGTCTTCTGCAACGATAACATCTGCACCAATCTTTGCAGAATTAACTGCGTTATCGGCAAGGTCAGCGGTTGCAATTGTACCGTCTTCAATTCCTGTAGATGTAACTCTTGATAATGGCATCGTGTTTTCCTCTTTTATTCTATTTAGTCTGCATCTGCGATTGTGTTACCTTCTGCAATCCATTCTTGAAGTAGAACATAATGTCGATTACCCTCTTCAATAGGTATCCAATGTTTTGTTCCATCAATAACTACTTCTACACAAAGATGATTGTCGTTATCATCGTCAATATATTTTGCTGTTTCTATAATCATAGTTCTGCATCCATATGAATTTTGTCTTGGTCAAACTGGTCTGTGTGTCGAATTTCATAAGCATTACCGGCTGCACCGGCAAGAGTCACTCTCCAACTAACTCTATTAGCAGAAATACCTTGTCTTGTAAGAGTAGAAACAGTACTGCCAGCAAAGGATGCACCAGTAAATCCAGTATGAGTTGTTGTTGGTGTTGCTCTCATTGGAACTTTAATAGGATTCTGCCACCATTTATAAGCAGCACCATTACCCTCTACATAAATCCATTCTTGAGCACACGCCTGATATTCTTGATAATAGCGTTTACAAAGTTGAAGTTCTTCTGCAAAAGAGCGGTGTTCAAAATCTGTAGCTCTATCGCCAACTTCAAGTTGAACTCCAGTAACATAAAAGGTATTAGATGTACTATCCATATTATTTACAGCAGCAGAAGTTGTAAAGTCAGAATCAGTTCTCCAACTGTCTTTTGTACCATGATAAGCTGAACCATATTTTAGTATCCAACCAGCTTGAATATATGTTGAAGCATCATTTATCATAGTGGATGCAGTCAAGCCTGGAATGGTTATAGTTTTGTGTTCCCATGTATTAGATGCGTTAATCGTAAATTCTTTAATGTGGTTGTAGTCTGTTCCAGTTCCTTGTTTAGAGAAAAATACAGCTTGAGTTCCAGTTTTTGTTGCACGAACCCAAAAAGAGAAAGTTAAAGATTTTGCACTTGATGTTCCATATTGAAGATGTTGTAAACTATTTGATTCTATTCTTGTTAGAAAAGAATAAACGTCACCAGCAGCAATTGAGGTGTCTGCTGTTGTGACTGCAATTTTTAATGCTTTATCATGTCCAGTATCCGCTTGATGACCACTATCTTGTGTTATTGTATATGCACCACCACCACTTGCAAAAGTTTTCCATCTGTCTGGGCCAGCGTATCCACTATGAGGTGCTTGAGTTACAGCTGTACCATTTCTCTGCGCTACTTTCATATCGCCGTTGATAATAAGATTTCTACGACCAAGGTTGTTTTGTTGACCTCTGTTGTTTACTTTAATTAAAGTCATGATGTCCACTCCTCTGTTGGCGCATTAGGCCAAGTAGGACTAGATGGATTTGTTCTGCGTATAGTACGAATGCTTTCACGATATGTTTTAAATGACGCTACACAATCACTTGTCAATCCACTGTCAGTCAATTGTGTCCAATCACTTGCTTGCAAGATAGCATCGGCCGTTCCAATAACATTCACAGTTGTTTCTGGGGCGTTTATCATAGTTATATTTTTATAATTTGCCATTATCCTATCCTAAATCCATTAAATGAAGAATATGAGCCTGCATACAAAGTGGCGTTTCCACTGTTATAAATTCTCATGGTATCACCAGCGGCCAGATTAACACACATTGTTCCATCTACATAATCATAGTCACCTCGACCATAATAGTGTGAAATATTCAGACCACCTACGAGGGAATTATTTTTGCGAAATTCTATTGTCTTATAATTGGTATCAGTATCGCTGCTTGAGTTTTTATCATATAACAATCGACTATAAAAATAGTAAGTTCCACCTTTTCCTGCTGGAACTGTAAATATACCATCTGTATTATTGTATCCAGAACCTTCATTGGTGTCAACAGTTTGGAATATGACATAATTTCCGTTTGCAAGTGTGCCTACGCTGCTATCAATATATCGTGCATGAAACGCTACAACACCAGTGGTTACGTTTGTTAAAGCCGAACCATCTAGCGCTGGTAACGCACCAGTAAGTTTTGATGCAGCCATACCAGCAATCTTTGCATCTGTCACTGCATTTGGAGCAATCTTTGCAGTTACAACCGAACCATCAGTTGGTGTTCCAACACTAAGAACGTCACCCAATGCAATAATAAAGTCGATTGAATCTGAAGAACTTAATGCACTTGAGAACGTAATCTGTGAACCAGAAATTGTAAATGAAGAACCAGGCTTCTGAATAACACCATTGAGTGAAACCAATAATTGATTTGCAGTGGCAGGAGAAAACGCACCACCGTTCAACTGCAAGTTATATGTTGCAGTAGTAGAGGCAGTAATCGCATCAAGTACATGATATGCACCTGTTAATGGTTCTTGTCCTATGAATGGCATTATCTAATTTCCTTTATCATATTTAGTCTGCGTCTGCAATTGTTAATGTGCCTTCTGCTACTTGACGCATGATTTCGTCATAGTGAATATTACCCTCACAAATGGGCACTGACATTGTAATACCTTCAGTTACGATTGTGATACTTTCCCTAACACCATTTATTTCAAAATATCTGGCCGATTCAATATTCATTTCATTCATGTTTATAACTCCGCAGTTGCTTCAAAGTGTACTGTGTTGCCCGAATGCAAGCCTGCACTTCCCATTGTGAAACCAGCATTTCTTGTTCCCACATCAAAACTAGAAGATGTTTCGTCAGAACCAGACCCAGCCAGATTTCTACATTTACCAGATGCACCAGTTGTGGGCGAATACAATGTTATAGTTGGAGCGGCTCTCATCTCTTGAGGAAAAACCAAATTACATACAAATGTGCCATCTCCTCTTATACCTTTTACAGCACCGGCGCCAGTAGCTGTGCCTGGGTTAGTTCCTTGACTATTAGACTTACAATAATACCTTTGACAAAGCGAAAGCTCTTCACCGAATGAGCGGTGCTCGAAATCTGTGGCCGTATCGCCTACCTCAAGCTGAATGCCTGTCATGAAGAAAGTTGCACCATCTGTTTGAGGCCACTGTGTTTGAGAAGATGTTGATAATGCAGAAGGACTAGCAGCAGATAACCACGAATTAGTAGTACCAGTATGATAATTTGTACCAGCACCTAAAACAATTCCAAAAACTAACTCTGCACTATTGTCATTATCAAGTGCAGTTGCAGTATCACCATTAAAGGTTAATACTTTCTTTTCCCATGTGTTAGCAGAACTTATAGTAAAAGTCTGAACATTCTTCTTTCCATTACTTGTACCGTCACCTAGAAAACAACCATAAGTTCCAGTGACACTTGATTTGACATGAAATGATGCAGTTAGTTTTTTTGCACTTGAACTTCCATAATTAAGATGTTGTACATTTTGTCCTTCAATATATTGTTCAATATATGCAGAGTTACCAGAATTTTGTGTTTCTACACCACTTTTAGTTAGTTTATAGGAAAAACCAAAACCATTTGGTGTATCAGTAGATTGTTCAGCATTATAGTTTCCTAATCCACCACTATTCTGAGAACTTCTCCATCTATCAGCAGTATCATATCCACCGCCTGGATTAGTTGCTGAGGTGGCTCTTTGGAAAATTTGGAACTCACCATTAATCAATAGATTCCTACGACCAAGATTTGGTGTAACCTGTCCGTCAATTCCTTGTATTTTACTTAATGGCATTATGGTTTCTCCGGCCACACAACATCATCCAATGATGTGTATGTATCTGTAATATCTCTAAGTGCCTGTCTGTATGTTTTCCAATCAGCGAAGTTGGATACCGAACCACCTTCTTCTCTTTCTTTGATGACAATCCAATCTGTTTCTGCAAGTTTACCATCCCTTTGTACCCTAAGAAGTTTTAAAGGTTCATCAGCAACTAAAGCATCATATTTTGTTTTTACTTGTGACCATGTTACACCCCAATCTTTAGGGTCAGATGAAAATGTACCATTACCATCTTTATCAGTAGCAGTAATTTTTTTAAAATTATTATTAAAATCAGACTCGTTAGTTACTGCGCCCATAATCGCATATTCGGTTATACCTAATTCTGTTAATGCTTCATTTAATTTAGTTAAATCCATAATAACTCCTATTGTGCAATCTCATAAATCACCATACATTGTGGGCCATTTGAACTACTATTCCAACCAATTTGAGTGGCCTGATTTACGGCGTTGTAACTTTCATCATTACGATAATTTAATCTATACTCTCTTGCATTCGTATTAGAAGCAGATGTTGTAGCATTAAAACAAAAATACTGCATACATTGAGAAGTGGAACTGGCATTGTGAAAATTAATTCCTCTGTATTCCATAATCAATGAGTTATTCGTATTATCACGCAACTCCATTTGTACACCACTTTGACCATTTTGCATACCATTTTTAAATGTTTGACCAGATAATTGAAAAAATAATATACTATTTGCAGCCTTTGGTGTTATTGAAGTGTTTATATCAGCGATATTAAGGTAAGTAGAAGATGAGTTATTTGAATAAAGTGTTGTTCCAACATTTCTTACTACTTGAATAATAGTACCAGCAGGAAAAGAACCAATAGGAAGGTCACCAGTTGTGAGTTTACTTGCATCAACACCAGAAGCAATCTTTGCATCTGTAATTGTACCACTTCCAATATTTGCAAGTGCAGCCCCAGAAGAAAGTTTTGCAGAACTAATAGTTCCATCGGCAGGCACAACCGAACTCTCAACTGTTCCAGCAATATGCAGAACATAGAAGTTCAATCCACTTGCAGGCGCTTCTGACATGGTAAGTGTTGTACCAGAAACCGTATAGGCATCAGTCGGTTCTTGTCTTACGTTACCCAAGAAGACCGCAATATCATTTGCGTTTGCAACTTGTTTTGATAACGTGAATGCTGTTGTAGAACCGTTTGGTGTTAAATCATCTTTGACGATTGATGCGAAACCAGCGGTTGGTGATTTACCTAAAAAGGGCATCAATTATCTCCTATGTGATTTGCATTACACCCAGAACGGCGTCAATCGCTGACCCTGTTCCAGCTTTAACTTTGAGGATATCTCCTGTTTCCAAAATATATTTCTGCCCAGCGAATACCTCAAGTGTGGTGTTTGCTGGAATAGAGACATTTTCCAAAAGTTGTCTGGTTGCATTTGAGTCTGAACTGTCTGTAAACTGACACTGTACTGTCACTGCATTTGTAGTTTTATTTGCAAGAGACAAACCTAAAACAACCGTAGTTGTTGCAGAAGGTGTTGTGTACAATGTAGAATACGAACCGTTAGCGACATTTGCGACTGAAGCGTTTTTAAATGTGTTTGCCATATTCCTATCCTAAAGCGATTGCTAATGCAGTTGCATCATCTGCTGGGTCAAAACTCAATTTAGTAAGAGAGATTGCTCCATCTGCAACAGTATTTAGTGTGTTCTGTTGTGATAATTGAACTACTTGAATGTTATTTGTTCCACTAGGTGGAGCAGAGGTAAACGTCAGAGTAGTACCATTAACTGTGTACGCATAACTAGAACCGTATCTCTGATAAACATTATCAACAAACACCATGAAGTTTGCAGCGTTTGCTGCGGCAGGAGTTTGTGTTAATGTAAATGCGGTTGTTGAACCATTACCATTGAACTCATCAATGTGTGGTGATGCTTGTGCAAGTGTAGCAGATAATAACTGTCTACCCAGATACACAATAAAAATTCTTGCACCGTTTGCTGGTGCGTCTGCAAAGTTAATCTTTGGACTACCAGATGCAAGTTGAATTGAGAATGCATATTCTGGTTCTTGAACAATACCATCAAGAGACACCAACAACTGACCAGCCTGACCAACAGGATAGTCTAAGTCAAATGTAGACGCAGTGC